ATCTCAGCGATCACCTGCTCTAGTTGTTCACTCATTTGATTACCTCTCTGAAAGTCGATATTAAAACGGATAACGAATCGGTCACGGCTTCCAACTCTGCGTCGCTCGCGTCGTGGGTCAAGCCATCTGTAGGATGGCCGTCATTAGTGTTTGGCTCCGCGTCGCTCTCTGCCACGCCGTCAACTACCTCGGGGAAAAGCTTTAATAGCTCCTCCTCGCTGTATGCTCTGAATTCAGGCGGCTCTTTATCCCATTGGGCATAATGAGATGATAGATGATTATAAATTCCCCGCTTGTCGCTCTCGGGTACGTCTACGCCGCCTCTGCCGCCCATCAGGGCGGCCATGCCTGCCGCTACCCCCCTCCATACCGCCGGCCCAACGCCGCTTTTCGCCGCCCTGTGATGAGGCAGTTTCAAATCGCCGAAGTTTTCTGGCGGCATGTTGGCCGACCAGGTGTAATGTGCCGCAATGCGCCGCTTCTCGGCATCGCTTATGTCGGCAAACGTGCCGTCGGTGAAATCGCTCAGGCCAGGCGCGCTCCAGGATTCGCCCTCGTCGGCCGTACCCTGGTCGCGGTAGGGGATGACCGTCTTGACTTCCGGCGGCTCCACGCTGTCCTGCTCCGGCTCTTCTTCTCCAAGCGACGCCAGAACTTCTTGAAGGGAAGTCACCGCCTCCCGAATGCGCTTTTCATTCGTCGCCGAGAGCACCCGCCCGCGCTTGGCAACCGACTTCGGCTCCATCGCCTTAGCTGCCAATCGTAGAGCCGCCTGATTTGCCGGCACAGGCACGATGCTGAATTCAAGCATCTCGACTTCGTGGTAAACCAGCCCGCGCGCCAGGTCTTCGCCTTTATCATCCTTGCGGTTTTCCCACTTCTTAGGGATAAAACCGATGCTGGCCGCGTTCAGGAAACCGCCGCCCCACAGCTTGTGTACCGTATCGGCTTTCTCGCTCGCGCCCCACTCAGGAAACTGGAAGCGCGCTTTGAGTCCGGCTCCGGGCTGCTTCTCGATAGCCAGGGTCTTGGCTACTGGCATGTCCCAATAATCATGCGCATAAAGCACAACGGGATTTTTGAGATACGAGTCAATGTCCACGCCAAGAGCCAGGATAATATCTCCGTCCCGATCAACCCCCTCAGTGGACACCATGACCTCGTAAACGCCGGTGTCAAAATCGATTACTTTGCTCTCGACAGTAAAGGTCTTGTAAATTGCGCTCATCTTTCACTCCTTAACAAAAAGCCGCTCGTTTTATCAACGAGCGGCCAGAGCGGCTCTTGCTTTGGGCGGCGCACTAGGCGCGGCCTAGAAATTATTATATTTTATTACGTATCCGCACAAATATCGTACTGTCGAAGTTTAACAACATATTAAGTGATGGTAGTAATCGGCGCGGCCAGTGATCTACTAGCCATCTGGTATATTTATAAGGTATGCCGAAATTTAGAAGGTGATAACCAAGTGTCTCTCGGCGGAATTCCTCGAGGAGATTGGAGCAATATTCTATTATTTTTTCGAATACGGGCTGAAAGGCTTTTGCTATTGCCAGCATTAATTCCTCTAATGCCTTGAGAAATATTCGAATATGTTCACTAAGTATTTCTCCGATAATTTCCCATTCCTTAAGCATTTTCAGCCCAAATTCCTGAAGCTCAATGATAAGGCTATCGGCAAGGTAAACAGGCTCGGCTTGATACCAGCCAATTTGATTATCTTCGAGCGGTTTATCAGAGTGAAATCCATTCAGGAATGCTGGATCACTCCACATATTCAAGAGTTCTTCCTTGGTCGTTATCAATCTGGTCATTATCACTCCTTTCCTATTTAGCTATTGACTCTCGCTACTGGCAATCTCCTCAGCAGTGAAATTAGGACGAGCGTAAAAATCGGCCTCGAAAAACTCCAGGGGAACTGTGGTTTTCCCCTCAGGCATATTATAAACCCGTTCCAGCTGCTCCGCAATTGCCAGCGCGCCTTTCCGGCTCTGCTCTGGATCGTCAGATCGGATTACCTTAAATAATTGCCGCCTGAATTTCAGCCAGCGCGATGGATCGCCGGCAAGCAGTCGGATTATTCTGATGAGAAAAAAGGCGAAAATACCGTCAGTCATATCTATTCGCCCTCCAGAACGGGCACTTCAACGCACCTGCAATTAATAACTTCCTCGGGTGGTCCGCCTGGATCGCCTGGGTAGTCCAGCCCATTTGAATATTGCTCTCCCAGAAGTATTGTCTCCCCGTGCATATCTGAATGGCTTTCGCGCGTGCGATCATCCAGTGCCGCTATCCAGACTCTCGCGGTGACCAATTCGCTCTCTTTCCATGCGATCAAAGAACTGTAATTGCTAATCGATGTGATAAATGTCCGCGCTATTCTTTCCGTCTCCCAGTCTGACTTCCGGCCTCCGAAATAAGCCGATAGCCGCTCCTGGATAGCCGGGATGCCTTCACCCTCCGCCTCCGCTTCGTGGAAGATATCGTTCAGCTCCAGCCAGGTGGTATTGTTGGTTTTCTCGGCCATCTTTCTCAGAATATAATCAACCTCCTCGGCCCATTCATCGTCTTGCTTGGTCATCCAGCCAGGGCTATCTCTACGCGGCTTATCAGGCTCCTCAAACCCCAGTTCTTCCAGCTCGGCCAGGATAATGCGTCTCGAGATGTTATGAGTGGCCTCTTTGAGCGCCTCGATCCACAATCGGGTCTCTTCTGCCAAGTCAAATAATCTCTGCACGTCTGGGATACTCTCCGGGGCCTTGACAAACTTGCCGCGCCCGAATTCCTTGTTGTCCCTCAGCCGGCGCGTAACCCGGTTCTGCTGATCCTGGATCAGCCGCTTTACCGCGCGCTGGATGCGCTCGACGTCCGGCGTAATGCGCTCCTGTTTGGCCTTCCACACCCGCTCGTGGGCCGGGCTGCCGTAAGTCAAAATGGATTTCTGTTTCAGGCCGCGTTCCTCTTCGGAAGAGGGTGGAGCCGGCGGCTCTTCGTCAACTGAAGTGACTGGAACCATGCTTAGTGGCAAATAACCAACATCACCACCACGGATTGAAGGCAGCCCCAACCCTAACCAGTCATTAACTACATTTACCGGATAGCTACGCCCGGCCAGGATATTCAACTGCTCGATCTTCTGCGTCTTGTCCTCCTGCAACTGTGATACGTCGCTCAGGTCAGTCTCGATACGCTCATCTGGGTTAATGGCTTTCACCTTCCTGAAAAAGCGCGTCAGGATATGGTCACGTAGACCGACAATAGGGATAATGGTCATCGTCCACAGTACCCGGTCGGCGGTATCGAAATTTTCATACGTATCCCGCCCCCAGCCCATCATCTCGTCCGGTACGCCGAAGATGGCGCCGATCTCCTCCCGGCTCAGTTTCCGTTGCTCGATCCATTCCAGGTCTTTAGGGGCAAAAGATAGTGTCTTAATATCGGTAATGCCTTCCTCGAGGATCAGCGGCCGGTGCAGTCCTTCTCCGCCGCCCACCTGTTGATCGACCTGCTTATACATGTCGTTCTTCTCGGTCGCCGTCACGCCTTCGGGTGCGATGATGACGTAATCCGGCCTGGCCTGGTTGCGAAAGAATAGCCGGCTCCATGCCTGCGCCAATTGGTCGATGATAATCCCGGTCCTGACCGCGTAGATCGGAGCCAGCCCGCGCCAGGGGTTCTGGGGGTTATAGAATTTGAAATGGACAAACTGATCCGGCGTCAGGGTATAGGGCGCGCCCTCGTTGTCGTCTATCCTGTAATAGTCCACCCGGCGGTAGCGCCGGCCTCCCGCGCCAGGCTTGATGGAGAAGTGCTGCCCTTCGCGCGGCCAGAGCTCGAGAAATTTCTTGCCGCTGGCGGAGGGGGTAATCTCCAGCCCGTGTTCGCCGCCCAGCATCATATTGATCGTCCATTCGCGCCACAGCTCCGCCGCGCCTATCTCGGAGTTGGGGTTGTCCAGCAGTTTCGAGACGTCGTGCTCCTCGTCGATCTCCGCTTCCCGCCCCCAGCCTCGGACTACGTTCGTGTCCAGATTGGCGATGTTGTCTGCCAACACTTTGATTGCTTTATGCACCCAAACGTTGGAGGTGTAGAAGTCGATCATCGAGGCTACGCCGCCCGACTCGGCCATGTCCGAATAGGAGCGCAGGATCGGGATGCGCTCGGTCAGCTCAGGGTGGATATCATATAAAGCCTTCCCCCTGGCGCGTTCGACGATGCGAGTAAATATGCTCATAATTTATTCCCTGCCTCAAACCCCTCGGCGACCGCCGACCAGGTTAGCCGCGCTATTTTCATAATAAACCCAACCAGCCAACCCAGGCCGTAGAATGGATAGGTGAGAATAATACCGATCTTGCTCATCGCCGCCTCCGCCTGGAAAGCCGGTTATACCGTTCTGGCATGGCTTCCCTGCCCAGGCTGTTATACATATCGTACCAGGTGC